GTGCCCCAGAACTAAGATCACTAGCCAGAGGCATTTATGAGGAGCAAGACCCTATTTACCTCAGAGAACAGGAAGAGGAAACCTCTCTTCTTGAAGTAAACAACTCAGTCAAGATGCTAATTGAATCTTTGGAGAACAAGGTTACGGAGACCAACAATGAAGAATAAACACAATAAGAAGAGGAACACAGCCTTCGTTTTTGAAGCCCTCGCCCGCGAAGCAACAACCGCAATCATCAAGGGCGATCAAGAACGGAAAGCAAAAGTTGTCTCTATCGTTCGCAGACACTTTACAGGCGACTCTCTTCTAAAGAAAGACCTTGAGTGCTATCGCTCACTTTATGAAAACCAAGATCTTGACGAGAACACAAGTCAAAAGATTCTTGAAGCAGTAATGGCAGCAAAACGCCTTATCGATCCCGATGGTCTTTTCAAGCAGCAGACCGAAGTCATTAACGACATCAACAAGGAACTAACTCCTGCTACTTTCAACAACTTTGTCCCCAACTACAAGTCTCTCGCAACTATCGCGAAAATGTTCAACACTGACTCACCAAAGCAAAAAGTAATGCTTGAGTCAAAGATCATTGAAGGAATGGTAGGCAAACTAGAAGAGCAGAACCTTGAACCACTTGACTCACTTACATTTGTGACTTTCACCAAGAAGTTCAACGAGAAATACAACGGCTCTTTGCTCCGAGAACAAAAAGAACTACTCAACCACTACATCTCTTCTTTCTCTCACGACGAACTTGAGACCAAGATTTATCTCAACAGAGAACTCGGCAGACTAAAGCAGTCCCTATCAGAGGCAGTCAAGGTAGAAGAGATCGCTAATGATCCAGAAATGGTCAAGAAGACCAACGCTGTTAAGGAACGTCTTGAGAGCCTATCTGGAGAAACAAGCTTAAATGAAACAACCCTGTTGACTATCTTAAAGACACAGGAACTCGTAAAGGAAATCTACGACGATGGCAGTAACAGTTAGAATTGTCCCAATCCCAGAGCCGGTCAAGGTTACAATTAAGCCCAAGACCCCTCCTCCTACCGTAACCTTAGAACTAAACATTCGTAAGTCTCTAAGCGGAGATCTAATGATCTTCGACCACGGAGACATCGACATCGTTTTATCTGGAAAGGACAAGAAGATTACTGCGTTCCCTAAGCAGACACAGACTGATTTCACCTACGGCGCACAGAACCGCCTATTCAGTCACCTTGCCAGAAAGGGCATCGTCATTCCTGAGTCTATCCAAGGTGGTTCATTCTACGGCGCTATGGAAGCGCAACTACAAGAAGCAGCAGACGGCAAACTAAATGCCGCCAAGTTTGCGCTTGTAAGCATTGAGAAGTTTATCAAAGAAGAGAAGCCCTACTACGATAATGTAGAGGCAGTTGTGGCTGGTGTTGAAGACGAATACGCTGATCCCGATAAGACAGACTCTACCGAACTTGGCGAAGTCCCACACCACGACGAGCAAGGCTCTATCCGCAAGGGCTACATCCGAGACCCCTACACCTTCTCTTACATGTACACAATCTAGGAGACCGTTATGTCAAATGATATGAAAGTCATAATGGAAAACTGGGACAAATTTATTTTAGAAGAAAATGTGGATACATCAGTTCCTTCTAAAGTAATCGCATCTATGTTTGATTTTGATGAAATCGAAAAAAATGTTAAAGACGAAATAAATGATGAGCAAGATTTAAATGAGGTAATTGCAACAGGAATTGCCGTAAGTATTTTTATAAAATTGATTGGTGGTTTGGGTTTAGGTTCCCTTTTGTTTAAATTTGCTAATTGGATGAAAGAAGTATTTACTGGAACGCAAAGTCAGGTTTTTACAAAATGGGAAAAAGGACTTGAAGAGGCTACTAAGACACTAGGCACTTTAGGAATGAATAGGATTGTAAAACACTTAATAGATGCTAAAGTTGCCGATCCAAACCAAGCAAACGAATATAAAGAAAAAGTTGATTTTATCTCTGGATTTATAGTTTTTATAATCTGCGTAGGCGCAGCGGCTAATGAAATCTATAAAGGTGCTGAAGCAGCAGGAGGACTTTCAAATTTCTTTAAAGAATTAGCTCAGAAAGCAGGGATTACTGATTCATCAGCTATTCAATCATTGTACCAACTTTTTGAAAGTACATTAGATGTAGGAGAGGGCAGTTTTGATACAATTAGTTATATTAAGAAATCCCTCGCGTGGTTAAAAAATTATTTACAAGGTAACCCATAATGGAACTCTTATTATTCGTCCTAATCGCCTACGGACTAACACAAATTTTAGTCTATAGTGACATGCCCATACTAAAAAAACTACGCCCTCAGAAGCAATCCTACAGGGGCTACGGCAAGGTTTTTCACTGCCCTATGTGCATGGGATTTCACGTCGGATGGTTTTTAGTCCTGCTTTCTCCTTGGACCGAACTATTTACGTTTGACGTTACACTAGTCAATGCTTTCTTGCTTGGTTGTCTCTCGTCCGCAACATCCTATGTTCTCAATATGGTGTTCTCCGATGAAGGAATCATGATAAAGCACAACTACAAACAAGATAACTTTTTCGGAGAAGAATAATGAACAACTTTCTACTATCTAAATGGGGACTACAACCAGTCCGTCGTTGCTGTAAAGGCTCCTAACTCGCGCGGGTAACGCCCGCACTTTACTTTTGAGAGAATAAAAATGAAACTACTACGAGAATACTACGAACTATGTGAAGGCGGTGTTTGCCAAGACCTTCTTACCGAAGAGGAAAGAAGGGATGTCGCTAACGGAATGACTTACCTTGTGGGTAAGTTGCAAGAAGCCGACGTTCAGAACGGCAATGGTCGTGTCTACCCCTACAAGGTTTTAGCCCGAGAGGTTCAGAACTATCAGAAACTAGTGAAAGAAAACAGAGCGCTAGGCGAATTAGATCACCCCGATAGTCAGGTAATCAACCTACAGAATGCTTGCCACTTGGTCACAGAGATCTGGATGGAAGGCAACAACGTAATGGGTAAGATCAAGGTTCTTAACACGCCGTCGGGTCAGGTTCTTAAGTCTCTCGTAGAATCAGGCGTCAAGCTTGGCATTTCTTCTCGCGGTATGGGATCTGTTTCAGAATCAACAGGTAAGGTCGTTGTCCAAGAAGACTTCCAACTAATTTGCTTCGACTTTGTGTCAGAGCCTTCAACCCCTAACGCTTTTATGATGAAAGAGGGTAAAGAATACACTAATCAGGTCTTTACAAAAGCAGATCGCATCAACAGATTACTAAACGAAGTTTTGAAGGAATCATGAACAAAGAACAACTCAAAAAATTAATCAAGCCAGTCGTCAAAGAATGTATCCAAGAGGTGCTCATAGAAGAGGGACTTCTCACAGAGGTTGTGGCGCAGGTTGCCTCAGGCATGACACGCCAACCAATTGTCGAGAACAAGAAATCAAAAGACAACCTACTTAATGAAGACTTGCAAATGAAGCGCAAGACCCAAGAGGTGAATCAGAAGCTACAAGAGCATCGTAAGAAGTTACTTGATTCAATTGGCAACGAAGCTTTCAATGGAGTTGATCTTTTTGAAGGTACAGAGCCATTAAGACAAGGTGGCGCTGTGGGTGAAACACATAGACCAAATGTTTTAGGTGATGATCCTAATGATGCAGGTGTAGACATCAGTTCAATTATGGGTAATGCTGGTAAAATTTGGCAAGCACTTAAATAGGAATACAAATGAGCAAAAGAAAGGGCGCTAATGTAGTTGTAAATGCGCGTGAGTGTCGTGGCAACCACGAAAAGATGATTCGTAAATTTATAAAAAAGTGCAAGAAGGCAAAAATTCTTGAACAAGTTAGAGATAGAAGATATTTCAAGAAACCATCCGATGTCAAAAGACATGCAAAGCAGGCAGCTATACGCCGCCAAAAGCGTAATGTTTTAAAGCAAAAGGCTAAAGATACCGCTCGCGAAAGAAATAGTTGAGACTATTTATTTACGACTATGTAAATACGGAGGATTCTTATGTCAGTATTGAAAGCAACAAGCTGGGGTCGCACGAGAGGACCCAAAACTTTAGTAGGTGTTCAAGGTGGAGAAGTTGATGTTGTCACAGAGGCTTCTCTAGATGCTGTCACAGACGGATACGCCACAGAAAATCAAAGATACTTACACGTTATGTTGGTTGACAAGAATGTTAGCACCAACCTAACAGTTACTCTCTATGGCTACAATCACGCATTTGAAAAGTGGGCTCCACTTCACGCTATCGGTACCGACACAGCGCTGACTATAACAGTTGCTGATTCTGGCACTGCTGAAGGCTCTCAGTCAGCCGATGATCGTGAATTGAGGACTTTTGAAATTGTAGGTGTTGATAGAGTTGCTTTTGTTGGGACCACCGCAGATGTCAGATGTTATGCTGCTTGTAGCACATTCTAAAGGAGTTTTATAATGGCTCAATTTGGATGGGCATATGTCAATTGTGAAGACACAAGCACTGGTGGTCAAGCGGCTGGACCAACCGGCTCTTTACAATTTCTTACTGGAACAAATGCAACCAGTGGTTCAGCAAAATTAGTATTTTATACTTCTTCATATGGTGTTTATTCTCCCAACACGCTACTCCTAAGTGGAACTCTTGTTGTGCAAGGGGTTCTTACGGCAAGCACCTTTGTTGTAAATCAAACAGATACTATTTCTGGATCTACTATTTTTGGAAATAGCAATGATGACACCCATCAAATAACTGGTAGTCTTTACGTTGGTGACGCATCAAGTCCTTCAACTTTTCAAGTTACGCCTTCTACTAGTCAAATAATCACCCAAGGTCTAAGAGTAAATTACAGAAGCGTTACTTCTGCTGGAACTTCTTCTACAAGCGATTATATTCTTGGATTTGGAGGAGCAGGTGCTTTGGAGTATAGAATCCACTCAGCGTCTGATGCTGGTGTTGGTGCATTGTTGTTAGTAAAAGACGAGCTTTCTTCTAGAGGAGGTGCTATAACACTTTCGGCTTCAAGCGGAGATACTATTGATGGAAATGGTTTCTATGAAATAACTGGTTCTTCGCCTGCCATTAGCCTTTATTCAAATGGCACAAATTGGTTTGTATTCTAGTAATGGAGAGAGCTTCGTATGGCGAAAAATCACTTAACAGGAAATGTCAGGGCTCCATCTTACTTTGGTCCTTTAGGCGGAGAGCCAGCAGATAACATTATCTCTGGCTCTTTACATGGAGACGGAACAAACATTTCTAATGTTGCTAGGGTTACCGCGAATGGCACAACAGATTATGTAGTAACAATTGGCTCGACAGCACAAAGTTTAGTTGGAGAACCAAACCTAAGATTCAATGGAACTCGCTTATATGTTAACGCCCCTGTTACTGCTTCATCTTTACACATAACTGGGCTCTCAGCAGGAACAGCGACAAGTGCTTCTTATCTAGCAATAGATTCAAACAATGATATTGTTCTCACTTCATCAGCGGGCGGCTCCGGTGGCACTATCGGTCCCGCCGAAGATGGTGATTATACTGATGGACTTTACACAGATTTTACAACCAGTACACCAATTGGTACACCAATCGATCGCTTTAATGAAGTTCTCAAGATCCTAGCCCCAACTCCTGCCCCAGTTGTAAGAGCAATCAACGAACAATCAACTGATGGCGTGACTGCCAAACTTTCTTTTGGTTCCTCCTACCCAGTTACAGATTACACATCTTCTGGCACACAAGCAGGGTTTGACGCCGTAGATAGAAGCGGTAGTTACAGTGTTGCCACAAGTGGCTCAAACTTTAGACTTGGTGTTTACAGCAATGAGCAAGACATCACCGGCACAATTAACTACAATGTAGCTGAGAGTGTAACAAATGGAAATGTTGCTTATGCATCCGGTGCGTTTGGAAACGGAGAAACAGGAACTCTAAAACTAGAACTGAACGGAACAGTGATTCACTCAGTTGATCTTTCTGGATTTGCCGGAACAGGAAACCCAGCAACTGGATCAGCGGAAAGCCTAACAAGCGGTTCAGGGTTTGTCAACGTTTCTGTCACAGCATCAAGTTTTGATGGTAACGGATCCGAGTGGTACATCTTCAAACACAGAACAGCAAAATACCAGATTTCTTCTGGTAGCATGAAAACCGGCTGGAACTATCTCCGAGTTATCCACACTGTAGGCTCAACAGATAATGAAACAAATTACATCGAATGGATAAACGATCCTTCCGGTGCTGTTGATGATCTTGCGATCTCAAACCCAAGAATAGAAGACATCACGCTTGTTGGCTCAAAGTATCTCTCAGGTGTGCAATACAACACAAACGCTACAGCCAACTACAAAGCAGACATTCTCAATCTCTACAGAAATGTCTACGCTGCGTCAGGCACGCCTATTTCATTCAGCGTTTCTAACTCCTCAACACCATCAGCACAGTCAGTTCCCGACATCGGTGTATCCGAGGACAACACAAAAACTCTAGGAATTACCGGCTCACTAGATGTCAACGCAGACGTTGATAATCTCTTCAACGGAGCAGTTACAACAAACGTTACAGTAACCCACCCACTAAAAGCAACTATCTCAAGTACAGGATCTGCTACAACAGGTAACGGCTTCCTAGTTGATAATAGAACACTAGCTAGTACAAACACTAGCGAGAAGTTCCACGACGAATCTTTCCGTAAGACTTCAGGCTCTTACGACACCCAAGGTGCAGTCGATGCTGCCGCATCAATCTGGAACTCTCAGAACCACATGACAGGTGGCGGTGCTGCTGGTCACACCGATGGTCTACTCTACTTCAACCAGAGACTTTATAGCCCTGTTGATGGTGACATTCCTGCAAGTGGCGACTTTAGCTCGATTGCCAACACAGAAACAGGACAGCCAGATTACTCTGGCGTAACCGGAACTAGAACTTTCTTCCGTGTTCTCACTAACTCAAGCGGTGTTACCAAGAGAGACATAAAGGTAACTTCTACAAAGAACGCAACTTCTTATTCCAATGCTGCTCTCGATACATCCAACATTCACTTCTACGCCAAGATCCCAGCATCAACAGGCTGGATGGACATTTCACAGGACTTCGTTTACGGCAGTGTTACCGATGGCGATGGTGCTCTTATCGCTGGTGCAGCAAATGATACTGACTCAGGCAACAACGTACACCACATTACATTCGGCACAGCAAGTGTCGCAAACGGCGAATACATCGTTCTAAAAATTGAAGCCGATGAAAGTTGGGCTGGTTACATTTCACAGCTAGATTTCCAACTTGGGGCGACTATAAACACAGCCACTGAAGCGCCAGCCCTCGATGATGTAGATGCAAACAACTCTGGTGTATCTGATGCCAAGTTGTCATTTGGTGCTTCCAACACCATCTCAGGCTACAGCAACGCTACAGGTTCTTCGATTGGGCTTACTGATTATGATTCCAACGATCTGTATTCTCTAAGTGGTGATCGTCGTGGCGTGTTCTCAAGCAAGCCAACCTTGGCTGGAGAGCTAAACGAAGATGTCGGTAGTAATGGTAACAATTACCCTGCAAATGCTTTTAAAGATGCATACACGGGCTCACTTGTTCTAGAAGTCAACGGCACAGAAGTGCATTCCGTAGATTTATCTACTACTCTCAATGCTATTTCTAATGATTTCAACGGCAATGGTTCAGGTTTCAGCGTCTCTTCAGTTGGTTTCAGCACAACGACCGACGACATTCCAGACTACACAAAGCCCTATAGAACAGGTGACTACGAGATCGGAGCAAACGATCAGAACGTTGGCTGGAACTACGCGAGAGTAATTCATAGAATTGGCGGAAGCGACACAACAACAAACTATGTTGAGTGGACCGTTGACACAGATTCTACCACACTATCGACCGGCAGTCTAGAAATTACAAACTTTGGACACACAGATGTTTACTACCAGTCTGGCATTGGTTACTTTGCTTCTCGTCCAACTGGCTCTTATCTATACACAGCACAGAACGTCTACAGAAATGTCTACCAGAATGGAACAGCCGTTTCATTCCCAACTACAACAAACTGCTCTATTACGAACATAAGAATCAGCGGTAGTGGTGTTGCTACGCAAGACACAGCAGCATCTTCTGTTTCTCTTCCTGCCCTTAACGACACAACAAATTGTGAGCAGCAAGACATTCAAGTAACAGGAACAGTCCTATTTGATTCCCTCACCTCGATCTCTGGTGGTCTTGGGTTGTTCACTGATTACGACGTTGCCGTCACATCGAGAGTAATACACCCATTCAAGTCTACTCTCAACACTGACTCTCAGTCAAAGACCTCTTTCATGGTCTACTCTGGCTCTGTTGGCAGCACCAACCTAAACACCGACGAATACTACAACACAGAAACTTACAGAATTATTTCTGGCAACTACGCAACACAAGCCGACATTACCTCATCTTCTAATGTCTGGGATTCACAAAACTCTGTCAACGATGGTGCAACCTATCCTGCCTACAACGACGGCTTGGTTTCCGTAAATGGTTACCTTATCTCCCCATTCCAGATCGGTAATGCAGGCGACACAAGAAACGCTGCTGATGGCGGTTCTCTACAAGCACCACCATCAAACCCCAACTACTCCACTCTATCATCAAGTGTAAGAACAATCTACCGTTACTTCGAGAACAACACGGCAAATGATAGAAGCAGTGTCACGATCACCATGTACGGCTCTGGCTCACTTGTCAAGAAAGCAACCTCCCTCGGTGCAAACGGAAACATCTATCTAGAGGCCAAGATCTCTGGAAAGACCGCTTGGCTTGATGTTGGTACAGCTTACTCAAGCAACAATCCTCTAGTAGATGGTGCTGGTGCTCTCGATGGCGCTGCACCCGGAAACCCAGCAGTTAACATCTCAGCCGGTGGTACATCAGTTGTTTGTAACTTTAATGGCGAGTCGTTGCTTGGAACAGGTGGCGGAACTGAATTGGTTGTACTAAAAATTTCAGCCCATAAAGATTGGATTGGGTATTTATCTAGACTACAGGTGGCATACAGCTAATGGCAGTACCCGGAACAGGCTCGACCAACCAGACTCTAACGTTTGCCGCAGCAAAGAAGCTTGCGGGCAAAGCGCATACCTCTAACCTGAGAGAGATCTACAACGAGACTATTCCGTCTAACGTTCAGATAAATGTTTCTACAATTCTTGGCGAAGCAATTCCTCAGACTGTTACAACCGACACTCTTTATCAAAGGTTTAGTGCTTCCGATGGTGGACCAACAGTAGTAGAGTATGTTGAATTCTACGTTCAGTCTATCGCTGGCACAACTTACGATGCTAATACAGGATCGTTTGGTGATGTTGGTTTTGGTGGTGGTGATGAGGCACAAACATCTGGTCCACACGGCTATCAGCTTGTCCTAACAAGCAGTTACGAAGCAAGCTCCTCTAACCCTGCTGCTGGCACTGGTTTCTTTGTTGATAATCAAGTTATTCATCAAAGTAACGGCGGACTACAACTTGTAAACCCCTCGTTTGGTCCGCAGACAGGAAACAACTACGGTCTCCAGATCTATACAGCACACCCTGATGACGGAGGGTTGCAGATTCCAACAACAAGCCCAATTGAGTGGTCGCCCGACTACTACAATGGCGTCATCTTTGTTCAGGATTATATATCGACTGCTGTTCCAACTTACGCTCGCGGCTTCATCTACATCGGTAAATACACAGACACTCTCATCACAGAAGCTTCTGGATCTGGCGGGTCAATCACAGTAAAGGACGAGGGCTCAGATTTAACTACAAGCCTGTCATCTCTAAACTTTGTTGGAGCAGGCGTAACAGCAACAAACTCTGGCGATGATGTAACAGTAACCATCACCGGCAACACCCTATCAAGAAACGCAATTACATCCACAACAACCTCTTCAGTTAGTAACACTATTCTTGGTATCTCGGCATCTGCTGACTTAGAAGTGCGCTTGCCAGCAGCTTCTGGGTTTACTGATGGACAAAGTTTTATTATTAAAGATGAAGGTGGTAATGCGGATCTTCACACAATCACAATTCTACCCACGGGCGCGGACACAATTGACGGAAGGAATTCATTAGTTTTAGAATCTCCTCATGCAGCTTTGCGGCTTTACACAGACGGATCTTCTAAGTTCTTTATCGTCTAGTAGCTTACATACTATTTATAGATGTAGAGGTATTGGTGTATCTATACCTATACACTTTCCATTTACTTAGGAGGATTTTATAAATGGCTTACAAATTTCAGTTGGGCGTAGCCCGACTAAGTGGTTCAACCACATTTGAAGAAGCTCTCATTGGTGAGAGCACTATTTCTGGTTCAGGACAGCTACAAGGTGCTTCTGTTGCTGTTGACGGCGCTGTCACTGGTGGTTCTTTGACTGACGGTACTGCAACACTATCTTCAGGAGGCTTAACACTTGCTGGTGCTCTTGGTGGTGCCACCACAATCTCTGGTTCTGGTGCTATCTCTGGTGGTTCTGTCTCGACCGATGGCGCTGTCACTGGTGGTTCTTTGACCGATGGCTCTGCAACATTAACCGCAGGCGGTCTAACACTTGCTGGTGCTCTTGGTGGTGCCACCACAATCTCTGGTTCTGGTGCTATCTCCGGTGGTTCTGTCTCAACCGATGGCGCTGCATCTGTTGGCTCCCTTGATGCTAACAGCGGCGGTATTTCCAACGCTGGCGCTATCGCAGGTGCTACCTCAATTGATGGCTCTGGTGATCTAACTATGGGTACCATCACTATGACTGGCTTTACGGTCGATGGAAGCGGGCATCTTTCCGCTCAGCAGATTACAGGATCTATTATTTCTGGTTCTGGACCAGTTTATGGCTCACTTCTTTCAACAGATGGTCTTGTTCAGGGTGGCTCCATTGAGTCTACTAGCACTATCTCTGGTTCAGGCAACATTTCCGGTGGTGGACTTGAAATTGGTGGTGGAACTATCATCACTAACCTTGCTGGTTCTGGTTTGACTGTATCCGGAAATAGCCTAACCGTTTCTGCTAATGCTGTTACAGCTATTACAGATGGCAGCGCCCTCACCGCTGGTATTAACTTCATGACCGCTTCTGCTGATGGTGTAGCTGTAACTCTACCAACCGGCAGTGGACTATCTAACGGAGATACCTTTAGAGTGAAAACAAGAATGGCAGAGGGCGAGACCTTTACCATTACTCGTACAGGTACAGATGTTATCGATGCTACAGAAACTTCTATTACCCTAGAGTCTCCCGGTGCAGCAGTCGATCTAGTCTACATTGGTCTTGGTAGTTTCATCATCCTATAGTATTTTCGATTGCTATTATTTGGATGCCCTCCTTTATGGGGGGCATCCTTTTTTGTATTGACTATTTATTGAGAACATAAAACAAAAGGAATTTTGTATGGCTTATAACGTTATCAAAGGAAATGTTGAGTTCAGCGGACCAACACAAGGCACAATTGAGGACATGGTTGATGACCACTCTGATCAGACTATTGGGGGCACAAAGACTTTCTCCCAAATGGTTACAGCATCTTCTGGGCTCTCTGCCTCAATCTTTTATGGTGATGGCTCACAATTATCTGGTCTCACATCCTCGCCTATTGACACCTACAACTCATCAGGAGATAACAGAGTTCTTACTTCAGTTGATTCTACGACAGTTCAGGGCGAAGCCAATTTGCTATTTGATGGTTCTCTGCTAACCGTAACAGGCGCAATCTCTGCGTCTTCTACTATTTCCGGTTCAGAGTTCTATGGAGACGCTACTGGCTTGACAAACGTTGGGGCAACAAACATAAATCTTGGTCAAGGTCTAGAAGATGATGGAAGCAATAATGTAAGAATCAAGTTGGACACTGCGCCTGCTCTTGCACGCGCAAATTCAGGCGTCAAAGTTGATCTTTCAGGTTTAGGTACAATGACATCTGGAGATTTAGAGATAACAGACACAATGTTAGTTTCAGATTCCGGTGTAAATAAGTCAATAACAATGGCAAACTTGACAACTTACTTTGGTGATGCAATCCCAGATACTTCGCCTGCTGGACTCAATACACAGATACAGTTCAACGATGGTGGTAACTTTGGTGCTTCATCTAATCTAACGTTTAGTTCTAACACTCTTTTCGTAACCGGCTCAACTATCCTAAATGGTACAGCATCAACAGCCAACATAATGCCATTAGCCGACGAGCAGTATGACATCGGTGATACGGATACTCGTTATGAAAATGCTTTCTTCAATTTTATGGACGGAGCGGTTGCATTTACCGGCGTTAACGACGAAGGTGCTGATCTGGTAAAAGGTAATGTTGTTTATCTCAAGGGCGTTTCAGGAAACACGCCCACAGTTGCTCTCGCTGCTTGTGATGATCCAGCCAAGATGCCAGCGTTTGGTTTTGTTGCCGATGGTTCTATCCCAAACGGACAACCAGTTAGAATCGCAACATTTGGTAGGCTAAACGGAGTAGATACATCTGCTTTCTCTCTCGGAGATACACTTTACGTTCAGACTGGTTCTGGTGGCGTATCTGGTAGTTTTACAAATGTTGCCCCGACTGGCTCTGGCAATCTACTACAAAACATCGGCAAAGTTGCAAAGGTCGATGCGTCTGGTCTTATCAGAGTTGGTGGTGCAGGCAGAACAAACGCAACGCCAAACTTAGATAAGGGTTATCTATTCATCGGTAACGATTCGGACCAATCTGTTCAAGACAACACAATCTTTGTCTCTTCATCTCAGAACAGAGTAGGGATAAATACAACAACCCCAGAACAAGACCTAGACGTTAATGGAAATTTAAAAACCCAAGGTTCTGTATTTGTTTCTACTTCGGTCCACACTGCAAGCTATTCCATAGTGATAGGAGACGAAATAGTTATAATGAACAATTCTTCTGTTGCAACCGCTAGTTTGCCAACTATTGGCGCAAGTGATATTGGGCTTACATTGACAATCAAGAGAACAGGAACAGGCGAAGTTCATGTCTCTGGTAGTGACACAATCGATAGTGTTGCAACAAAAGATCTAACACCACAGGGCGCGTTTATGGAAATCGTTGCCGCAGACTTTGGTGGATCAAATTATGGTTGGGCTATTATCGCTAAAAGCGGCTCTTTCTAGTGCGTTTACTATTTATTGTTACTAGTTAGATTGAAAAACTATTATTATAGGAGTTTTTGTTAATGTCTTCACTATTAGAGCAAGCAATTGTAGACGCCAAGGCGTTGAAGGAAGCCGCAATGAAAAATGCGGAAGCCACCATTATCGACAAGTATTCAGAAGAGGTCAAGTCAACCCTCAACCAACTTCTTGAGCAGGATGAGCTTGGTGCCCTTTTAGGTGGTGACGAACCCTCTGCCGACGCCGAAGGCGCTATGGAAGAGGAAGTCAATGCTGACGAGATTGCAGAAGGTGTCCCCGACGCTTTCACAGAAGACGTTGCTGAACTCGACGGCGTAAACGAAGGCGACGAGACAGAGGTTACTGTTGACTTTGCCGAACTTGCCGAGGCTCTAAAGCAACTTCGTGAGGGTGTCGAAGAAGAAACACTAAACGAAGAAGATGAAGAAGAAGCAGACGAAGAGCCAATGGATGAAGAACTCGAACTTGACGAAGAGTCCATCATGGAGATGGTCGCTGCTATGCTTTCCGAAGAAGAGGAAGAAGTCGAAGAGGGTGTTATGAAAGGTCCCACAGGTGATCTCAAGGATGTGCCCGGAAGCGAGGCTGCGAGCGTGGAACGCACGAAGAAAGCGAAAGCCGCCCGGAGACAGAAAGAACTAGAAAGATCTCACTATGGCAAGGGCGGTGACCCCCGACGTAAGGGTCTTGAAGAAGACGAAGATCTTTACGAGGAACTCTCCGATGACATGCTTGATGCAATTATGGAAAAACTTACCGTAGACATGGGTGCTACGCTCTCTGGTTGGGCTGGTCGTTCTGACGACGACATGAAGCACCAGATGGAGCTAGAGATGGCACACCGCCGCAGCACCGAGGTCGCAGAAGAACTCGAAGCACTTAAGAAGGCTCAAGAAGAGCTAGTGTTCGAGAACAAGAAACTAAAAGAAAATCTTTCCAACTACCAAGGAGTAGTTGAATCACTTAAGGAAAACGTGCAGGATGTAAATCTTAGTAATGCGCGTCTCCTTTACACCAACCGCACGCTGAGAAATACCTCCCTGAATGAGCGACAAAAAGAAAGAATTGTCGAAGCGATTTCTAAGGCTGGTTCGGTTGAGGAAGCGAAGACAATCCACGAGACCCTTCAAAGCACAGTGGCGTCCACTCCCCAGAGAGGACCACAATCACTAAGCGAAGCTATCACCCGTCCAACTTCCATTATCCGTGCATCTCGCAAGGAAGAGCCCAAAGTGGATCCTTTCCAAGCAAGAATGCGTAAACTAGCAGGTTTAGAATAAATCAAAAATTTAAGGAGGATTTATAATTATGTCTAGTATTGTTGAAAGATTGACCGAAGGCGTTGTCAATCGTGATATGCGTGCTGAGTCCCACGCTCTTCTTACCAAGTGGAAGAAGACCGGTCTCCTAGAGGGCATTGAGTCCGAGCGTCAGCAGAACTCAATGGCTCGCCTACTTGAGAACCAAGCCAAGGAGCTACTCCGCGAGAGCACCACTCTCGGCGCTGGTTCAGTCGAGGGCTTCGCCGCCGTCGCATTCCCAATCGTTCGCCGCGTTTTCGCTGGTCTTATCGCCAACGATCTCGTCAGCGTTCAGCCAATGAGCCTCCCCAGCGGACTCATCTTCTTCCTTGACTTCACCTTCTCCGGTGATCTTGGTGAGAGTGGCTCCCAGACCGATCGTCTCGGTAACCGTGTTGCCAAGTCAATCTACGGTACCAACCAAGTTGGTTCCGAGGTTGTCGATGGTGTTGATCTAGTTGACGCTACCAACAAGCGCGGCTTCGGTGGACCTCTTCGTGATGGCGCTACCGGCTACGCTTACGCCAGCGCAACTGGTTCAAACAGCACCACTGTTGCAAGTGATACCACCAACGCTGTTCTTAGAACCTTTATACTTGATGGTGCAGTTAGCGATGCTGACAAGAAGAAGATTCAGTACGACCCCGATCTTCTCTCCATTACTGACAGCACCTTTGGTGTTGCTGTTCTTGATGTTTCAACTGCAGATCACGATTCAGCACTCGGTGACCCTGACTTCAACAACCTTTCAGCGTTCGTGCTTGCACCACTCGCTAGAGGTTCAGACCGCGCGAGAACCCTAAGTGATACCTTTATCACTGCACTTGCGAACCACGGTGGTATTACTTCAGGCTCACTTGACACCAACAATGTTGACCAGATCCGTCGTTTGACCACCCGCGTTTCTAATGCAGACAGCATGTTGGCTTCTGATGGCGGCGAAGCAATTCGTTACGTCATTATCGGTGGAAGCTCTGTTGTTACCGCCGAATCGGCTGCTGCAGTCGTTGGTACCACCCTTGCTGCTGCTGACTTTGTTTACCCACTACAGGATCAGATTGATGCTGCTAGCACCGTAGGCGCAGTCGTTGGCGACCTCTTCCCACTTGAGAAGAACGCTGACATTCCAGAAATCGACATCAAGGTCGATTCCATCGCGGTCACCGCTCAGAGCAAGAAGCTCAAGGCTAAGTGGACCCCAGAGCTAGGTCAGGACCTTAACGCATACCACAACTTGGATGCTGAGGTTGAGCTTACCTCAATCCTCTCCGAGCAGATTGCTCTAGAGATTGACCGTGAGATCCTTGCTGACCTCGTTAACGGTGCCACCGCTGCTACCCGTTACTGGAGCCGCGCTCCCGGTCTCTTCGTTGATTCCAACGGAAACGAGCTAGGTGCAACTTCTGCTGCTCCTGACTTCACCGGTACCGTCTCTGAGTGGTACGAGACCCTCGTTGAGACCATCAACGATGTCTCCGCACAGATCCACCGTAAGACTCTACGTGGTGGTGCTAACTTCGTCGTCTGCGGACCCGAGGTTGCCAACATCCTTGAGTTCACCGCTGGCTTCCGTGCAAGCGTCACTCACACCGATGAGAAGGGCTCCATCGGCGCTCTCAAGGTCGGCTCACTCAGCAAGAAGTTTGATGTCATCGTTGACCCCTACTTCCTACGCAACGTTTTACTAGTTGGTCGTCGTGGTGCTAGCTTCCTCGAAAGCGGCTACGTCTATGCTCCATACGTCCCACTACAGACTACCCCAACAATCTTCGGACCAGAAGACTTCGTACCACGTAAGGGCGTTATGACCCGTTACGCGAAGCAAATGGTTCGTCCAGATATGTACGGTCTAGTCGTTGTACGTGGTCTCCTAGGTGAGTCTGGCGCTTGATAGCTAACTAACCCAAACTAAGCCCCCCGCCATAAGGCGGGGGGTTTTTTTATTGTGCGAGGCTTTTAATAAAATACCATACTATTTACTACGAATTCGCGATGTTATACATCGAGTATTAAAGCATATTTAAAAGGAGATTATAATATGGCTAAAGTAGGAAGAGCGGCTTACAACGCTTCTAAAATGAGAGTTGAGACTATCACTCCAACTGCTGATGGTACTACATCAGCTTACACTAAAGAAATTGGAACTGCTGAAACTGGTGAGGTTTACTTTGTAGACATTAGCACATACACAGCTAGTATTAAGTTGCCTACTCCGGTTGCTGGCTATTACTTCAGAATTGTTTTGGCAACAGCTTCCAATAACGAGGCTACCAAAGATCTAATTATCACAACTGGAGATGATGATGTTGATATGGGTGGTTCTATTGACGCTGGAGGCACACCCTTTGAAGTTACTGAAAACACTTCTAAATTGACTTTTGACACTTCCGCTGGTGCCGCAACTGTCGGAGATTACGTTGAATTTCATTGTGATGGTACTGATTGGTATGTTACTGGCATGACATTCAACACCAGTACCATGGCTAAAGCAGATAGCATTTGATAAGAGGTAACTAATGGGTCGTAGAAAGAAAAGAGCGAGACTCCTCGCACGCAAAGAAAGACTTCTGGGTTCCCCGGAGGTCGCTCCTGTTGTTGAGCAAGCACCAGTTGTAGCCGAGGCTGCACCTGTTGTTGAGGAGGCAGCAGTAGTTGCCGCTCCAGTTGTTGAAAAACCAGTTGTTGAAGAGCCAGTTGTCGAAGAGCCAGTTGTCGAAGAGGTGCCAAAGGTTGCAAAGCCTGTTGCCAAGAAAACAACCAGAGCAAGAAAGACAACCACAACACGTAGAAAGACCACCGCAAAGAAAACTACAGATAAAAAATAATATTGCCTCCTTTTTCAATATTCCCCCCTACTCATTGTAGGGGGGGTTTTTGTTTATGCTGTCACTATTTACTACGACTAGGAGGCTCTATGAATGCCCACAAACTTACAACCACTTTCCGAGACTAGCGCAGTAATTCTTTCATCTACTGGTGATCCGTCAGCAGTAGCCGCAGCAGTCCCGTTTGGAATCTACAGTGATTCACAATACTTTCTTACTGGTGCTGCAAAGCAAGTAGATTTTGTTTACAAGCGACTTGGTGGCGATGTTGTTGATATCGAGCTTACAAATGCAAATGTTTATGCTGCATACGAAGAAGCAGTTCTAGAATACTCATACATCCTCAATATGCACCAAGGCAAGAATGTTCTTTCTGATGCGCTTGGAAAGGCTACAGGCACATTTGACCACAATGGCGACAGCCTCTCAGGACCAGATGGCGTAAACTTACAGTATACCAAGATTACCCTATCTTATGCCAACAAGGTTGGTGACGCAATGGCAACCATGGCTGGGTTTGGTGGAACTACTCCAATCTACTCCGCTTCTTTCACAACTGTTAAAAATCAGCAGGACTACGACCTTCAGTCAATTATTTCTTCTGCTTCTGACACAGGATTAGACGACGCGGGTAATGCAGTGCCATACGCTGGAAAAGTTGGAGACTCCAGAGTAATCATTGATAAGGTTTTTTATCGCTCTCCAATCGCGATGTGGCGCTTCTATGGCTACTATGGTGGTATGGGCGTTGTGGGCAACTACTCAACCTATGGCCAATATGCCGACGACTCTACATTTGAAATTGTTCCAACATGGCAGAACAAACTACAAGCCATCATGTACGAAGATTCCCTTTTCACAAGAACCTCCCACTACTCTTATGAGATTATAAATAACAAGCTAAGACTCTATCCAACTCCACGCGGAGAGGATAACTTCGCTGGTTATCTTGATCGTGTTTGGGTTCGCTTTAGGATTACAGACAACTCTTGGGGTGAGAACGGAGACACTAACACAGGCGTAAACGGCGTCAACAACATAAACACACTTCCATTCGATAACATTCCTTATCAGAACATAAACTCTATGGGTAAGCAGTGGATTCGCAACTATGCTCTCGCTTTATGCAAGGAAATGCTAGGACAAATTCGTGGTAAGTTCCAGTCTGTTCCAATTCCCGGCGAGTCTGTTACGCTCAACTATTCTTCCCTTCTATCCGAGGCACAAAAAGAAAAAGATGACCTACGACAGAAGTTAACAGACATGCTGAAGGAAATCGAATACCCAGAACTCGCAAAGAAAGAACAAGAGAAGGTTGTTGCAGCAGAAGAAACTCTTCGTCGCTCACCACTACCTATCTTTGTAGGATAACTAAATGTCAGATAACGAATGGTCTAGACCAGCATCACCACCTCCTCCACTCTTTCTTGGTAAGAAGGAGCGCGATCTTGTCAAGCAAGTCAATGACGAACTTGTAGAAAAGGTAATCGGACAACAGATCCTTTACTATCCTATTGATCTCGAAACAACAAACTTCCACGAGCTTTATGGCGAGGCAATAGAAAAAACATTCCTACCACCCGTAAGAATTTACGCACTCGTTAAGTTTGATAATGAAGACACAACCTACCTAGATTCAGTGGGGATAGATAGCGTTTCACAAATTACCGTCCATTTCCATAAACGCAGACTAACAGAAGACCAAGACGTTTTTGTAAGAGAGGGAGACTTCGTTCTCTATGGAGATCTCTACTACGAGATTATGAAACTCTCAACACAAAGAAAACTATTCGGTCAAGTAAACCAAACATTTGAAGTGTCTGCTCTATGTAAGAGAGCACGCAAGGGACTATTCGATGCTACCTGATAACTTTGATTTCGCACAACTCCCAGAAGACCAGAAAGAGTTTACCCTACAAGAGATAGGGATGCTTGCTTCTCGAATTGAAGACATCGATTATGCGATGATGTCTTGGATTAAAGAAGACCTTGGCTTAACAACATTAACCAATGAAGGCTACAAGAATGTCCCTGTTCTTTGGCAAACACCCGAGCGTACATTTCAAATCAAGAATAACAAAGATCTGCGAGATCCAAATAACAATAATTCTGGTGCTATTGTCTTGCCTGTAATCACAGTTGAAAGAACTACCATAACCAAGGATCCAACTAACAAGGGTGGTTTTCAAGCTCACATATTCTCTAATAAGCGTAATGGCAGGACTGGACGTATGACCATTGCTAAGCGTATTAAGCAAGATAAGACACGAAACTTTGCTGTTGTAAACAATACTCGCACAAACACGTCAGGAACTAGGCAAAAATTCTTCCCGAGAGAGAACAAGAAGGTCGTTATTGAAACCCTTTCAATTCCTATCCCTATCTATGTGAATCTCGACTACAAGATCATAGTCAAGACAGAATATCAACAGCAAATGAACGATCTTACCCAACCCTTCATGACGAGAACAGGACAAATAAATTCATTTGTAATGCGTAGAAACGGACATCTATACGAAGCATTTATCGACCAAGGTTTCAACCAGTCTAACAATGTCGCCAATCTAGGTGAAGACGAAAGACAATTCACCAGCGAAGTAAACATCAAGGTACTAGGATACCTAATTGGTGAAGGAAATAGTGACGACAGACCTATCGTAACTAAAGAAGAGAGCATAGTAGAGGTTGCTTTCCCAAGAGAAACAGTAGTTCCAGCAGGTAACGACAACTTTTTTATGGACTAATCACATCCTGAAGTGTTTTGAGAAACAACAATACTATTTAAACATGATTGATGATGCTTTATAGCATGTTTATTTAAAAAGTGAGGAATACCTAATGCCCGTAAAAAACTTCAAATTTGTATCTCCCGGTGTGTTTATCAACGAAATTGATAACTCATTCCGCCCCCGCAGACCTGACGCTATTGGTCCAGTAGTCATTGGACGCTCTGTTCGAGGTCTCGCAATGCAGCCAGTCAAGCTAGAATCATTTTCTGACTTCCTGACCATGTACGGAGATACTGTTCCCGGTAACGCTGGTGGTGATGTTTATCGTGATGGCAACTACCAATCACCAATGTACAGCACCTATGCAGCCAAGGCATTTCTAAACGCTTCAGTTGCTCCTGTAACTTTTGTTCGCCTTCTTGGCTCAGAGCATAACAGCGCTACCGACGCTGGTAAGGCTGGTTGGAAAACTACTGAGAACCCAGATGCACAGACATTTGCGCAGCTAAACTTATACTTTAGTGGTATGCCATCTGTACACCAACATTTGCAAATAGACGCTGCCGGTGTTGATTACTTAGTCGTTTTCAACGATAGTGGCTCTACTAGTACCACTTTCGACGCTAATAGAACAGCATCAGTCGATGTTGATTCTGTAGATGTTACTACTGTTGCTGTTGGTGATGCTTTGTACACTCTATACAACAGCGCACTCTCAGATAACTATGATGTAATCACTGGCTCTGATGAACAGGGTACAAGAATTAGATCAAAGGTTGGTCTCGACCATGCCAACTTCAATGTCACTACAGCTTCCTACACCAGTGTTTCAAACTTGGTTGTAACTGATGTTGATGGCGCAGGCTTACTAACCGACAACGGCGGTGCTTACGGTCTCTGGGTATTCCCATCAAGCTCCAACGATACTTGTGGAACCGGTGGCGATAACACCGACAATCTTGGTTCAGCGATGCTAGGTGCAGTTTGGTACATGGATCAGGATAGCCAGATTAGACTTTCTGGCTCTCTTGCTAACAGTGGAGTCAAGGCAGAAGGTATCGGTATGGTAATTGAGTCTGATACTAGTGGGCTGTTTACCGCTACTATCAAGGGTTCTAAGGTTACAGGCGATGCTGATGAAAAGTTCTCCTTCAACTTTGACGATACCGACCAGAGATTTATTCGCAAGGTATTCAATACAAATCCCCAGCTTGTTGAAGGAAATTTCTATGAAGGCTCACTAGAGCGAAACTACTGGCTTGGTGAGACATTCGGTCAAGAACTTCGCGAAGGTCAGGATGAAGTTGGATCTATCACTGGTAGCACCGGAGACGAGATTCAGTCCAAGAAAATGTTTGGTGTTATTCTTCCAATCAGAAATGGTTCCAGTGGACCCAACAGCATGAACATCCCAACCCAAGAAGCTCAGACTGGCTGGGTTATTGGTCAGGATATCGGTGATGCTGGTTCTTGGGTACCAGAGCAGGCATACAAGCTATTCAAGCTCAAGGGTCGCGGTCACGGCGAGTGGCTACATAAGAACGTCAAGATTTCAATCGAGAAAATTCGTTACTCTGGTACACAGACCAGCGACTTTGGTACTTTCTCTATTGTTCTTCGCTCACTAACTGACACTGACGCTAACCCAGTTGTTCTAGAGAGATTCGACAATGTAACTCTTGACCCACGTTCACCAAACTACATTTCAAGAGTTATTGGTGACCAGTACTACGAATGGAACGAGTCAGAAAGAAGACTAAGACTATACGGTGAGTATCCAAATCAGTCCAAATTTGTATATGTCAGTGACATCAATGAGGGCAACATTCAGAATGCCAACTCACTTGTTCCATTCGGCTACTACGGTCCTCCCAACTTCACATCAATTACTGATTGGAGTGGTTCTGCAAGCGACGATGCCCTAACTAACAGATACATCGATGCAGCCAACGACTTTGGAGCAGGTTTTGACGGTCTACTATCAGGCTCAACAGGTAACTTCACTGGCTCCCTACTTTGGCCAGCAGTAAGACTACGCCACTCAGCTTCAGATGGTGGTCTTTCCGACCAGACAGACGCTTACTTCGGTATGCAGACCACAAGAACTCGTGGCAGCAGCCGTGGTGACAGATCAGTTCTTGATTACCACAGAAGATGGATTAGTGAGCTTGGAAACTGGGGTAGCGTTGCAGGTGCTGTCCAGCAAGATTACATCTTCACTATGGATGACATTATAACCGGAAGCGTCGGTGCCTTCTACTCATCCGGTTCACGCGCTACCGAGACAAGCTACACTGCTCAAGCAGGTAAGACCTATAAGGATCTTATTGACCTTGGTTACGACCAGTTCACAATGCCTCTTTGGGGCGGCTTCGATGGATTTGACATCACCAAGCCAGACCCACTATACAACGCTGGTATGACTGCAACTGCCACAGATACTACAAGCTACATCTACAATACTTACAAGCGCGCTATTGATACAGTTGCTGACCCAGAGTTTGTAGATATGAACTTGCTAGCAATTCCCGGTCTAACTAAGGAAGGTCTAACTACACACATGGTTGATGTCTGTGAGGCACGCGCTGACGCTCTTGCCCTAATCGACCTCCCCGGTGTATACCTCCCAGCCCACGAGCAGTACGAAGCAGATATCAAGGATCGACAGACCAAGAGTCCATCACAGGCAGCAAACGAACTTCGTACTCGCCAGATTGATTCATCCTACGGTGCTACATTCTACCCATGGGTACAGACTGTAGACGAGGGTACAGGTCAGGCACTTTGGGTACCACCTACTGTTGCCATGATGGGTGTTCTTGCAAGCTCCGAGAGATCATCACAAATCTGGTTTGCTCCAGCAGGCTTCAACAGAGGTGGCCTCTCCGACGGCGCAGCAGGTATCCCTGTCACTAGCGTCTCACGCAGACTAACCTCCAAGGAGCGCGACGTTCTTTACGAAGCACGCATTAACCCAATCGCCAGCTTCCCAAGCACCGGTATCGTAGTGTTCGGTCAGAAGACCCTACAGGAGCGCCCATCTGCTCTAGACCGCATCAACGTGCGTCGTCTAGTCATCTACCTCAAGAAGCAGATCTCCATCCTTTCTACTCAGATTCTCTTTGAGCAGAACGTACAGGCAACTTGGAACCGCTTCAAGGGTCTCATCGAGCCATTCCTTGCAAACGTCAAGACTCAGTTCGGTATCACTGATTACCGTCTCATTCTAGACGAGAGCACCACAACACCTGACCTTGTAGACCAGAATGTTGTGTACGCTAAGATTATGATTAAGCCAGCCAGAGCAATCGAGTACATCGCTATCGACTTCATCGTTGCTTCAACTGGTGCATCATTTGACGATTGATAAATGGGGGCTTTTGCCCCCACCTACTACTTATTTATGAATACACAGGAGAACCTAAAACATGCCATTCTGGTCAACTAATTTCGGACAAAACTCTACTCTAAAAGATCCAAAGCGCAACCATAGATTCATCGTTGAATTTGGTGGCGTTGCTGCTACCCCCGGTGGTGCTGTAGCTTGGTACGCCAAGACTGCTGCAAAGCCTTCATTCACCATTGCAGAAAATGAGCATAAGTATCTAAACCATACTTTCTACTATCCCGGTGGTGTAACTTGGAATCCTGTTACAATTACCATGGTTGATCCAGTTGATCCAGACATGACTGCTACTTTCTCTGACATTATTGTTAACGGCGGCTATGCTCCCCCAACTGATGTTACGACTCTTGGTACAATGTCAAAGGCCAAGGCAGCTACTTCACTTGGTCAGGTTACCGTTACCCAGATTGACTCCGATGGTAACGCACTAGAAACTTGGACTCTTTGGAACCCCTTCATTCAGGACATCAAGTATGGCGACTCACTAGATTACGGTAACTCCGATCTAACTGAGGTCTCTATCACCCTTCGTTATGATTGGGCAAGAGTCGAAACCGCTAGCGATTCCAAGAAGGCTGGTTCAACTGGTCAGAGAGAATTCTTCAAGGTATAATTTAGACAATATAAAACGCGAGGTGTAAATTGTCAAGAAATCAGGATCGCCTAGGCGGCGTTCAACAGCCTGACACGAGCCCCCCACCCCAGCAGGGTGGTGGGGGTTTCTCGTTTGTAATTCCCACAGAGTTTGTGGATTTACCATCCCAAGGTCGCTTTTATCCACAAAGCCACCCACTACATGGGAGAGAATCAATTGAAATCAAGCAGATGACTGCGAAGGAAGAAGACATTCTCACTTCCAGATCTCTACTAAAGAAAGGCGTAGCTGTCGATAGATTAATCGATAGTATCGTAGTGGATAAAAATATATCTACCAAGGACCTGCTTATTGGCGATAGAAACGCTATTCTAATTGCAGCTAGAGTTTCTGGATATGGTAGCGAATATAAAACACAAGTTCAATGCCCTGCGTGTGAAACAAAGCAAAAGTATGCATTTGATTTGAATGATGCTACCATAGAAGAAGGTGGGGTAGGTGATGATACTGATACCATAGATAATGGTGACGGAACAATTACTTGCTTCTTGCCAAAAACAGATGTAAAAGTTGTTGCAAGATTACTAACTGGCAGGCACGAACCAAACATAACAAAGGTATCAAAGTCTGATCAAATTATCTCTAAGCAATTAGAAGCCATTATTGTTAGTGTTAACGACGACCGGTCTCATAATGCTATCAGATATGTTGCCAACAATATTCCTTCTATGGATTCTAGATATCTTAGAAATGAATTAAAGAAGGCAACACCTAACATTGATCTAACTCAGGAGTTTTCTTGCGAAGAGTGCGGACACACGCAAGAAATGGAGGTGCCGCTCACGGCGGACTTTTTTTGGCCTGACCGAAGAGTATAGTGAAGCAATATACGAACAGATTTTTTTCTTGAAGCATAGTGGTGGCTGGAGTTTTTCTGAAGCTTACAGCCTGCCTATAGGGCTCAGAGACTGGTTTGTTCAGCGGACTATCAAACAACTTGAGATGGAAGCAGAAGCAGTCAGAAATGCTTCACAGGGTGGAAGTGGAAAAACTCAAACTTTGACAGCTAACAACCAGCCAAATATGATTAAGACTTTCTAGACTGGCAGCTTGGGCTGCCTTTTCTTTTTGACACCAGCCTATTTATAGAGAGAGGTACTATTCTATGGCTGATCCTTTTGGAGGCGATCCTTTTGACCCCCCGGCACCTGACCCGACGTTAGAGCGACTTCGGGGACTTGCTAATGAGTTTTCTAAGCTAAAAAGAGAACTTGAGGATACTGGTACCCAAACAATTGAGAATTATAAGCAGGCTGCTGGTGAAGCCACAGAGCTTGGTAGACAATTAGATAGAGTTCTTGAAAGCAGAAAAAAAATTCTATCAACTCTTAACTCTGAAATTGAAGCTTTAGAAAAAGAGGCAGCAACATCTTCAACAATTGAAAAGAAACAAGAAGCTAAAAGAAAACTTATCCAAAAGCAACTTGAGCTTGAAAAAGAAAAAGCAAGACAATATTCTGATCAAGCAGAAAAACTAGAAGAAATCAACAAAAATCAAGAAAAGCTAAATAAAAAAGTAAAAGAGAATACTGACCAGCAAGAAAAAGTAACAAAAGAACTACAAAAACAAAAAGAAGAAACTGATCAATTAAAAAAAAATCTAGATGCTATTGATAATAGTTTTTCTAGTGCCCTTAGTTCCATTAAAAGGATTGCATCTGGAGATATCGCTGGAGGACTCAGAGGTGTCGCTGGCGATATGTTTGACATAGCCAAAGTAATGGCAAAAAGCAAAGAAGGTGAAGGAGGATTTTTATCAAAAATTCTAGATCCAGTTGGAAGCATAGCCAAGGGTCAAATGGAGAAATTAAGTAAAGATCAGGCAAGTCGATTAGCTAAAATGTCTGGTGACTCTAAATCAGTTGCTGGTGCAGCTTCAGAAGCCGGAAAAGCCGCCGAAGCAGCATCGAGTTCAGTTGAAGCAGTTGGAACTGCCGCAGAAGCTGCCGCTCCCGCATTAGAGGCAACTGGCGCTGCAACCGTTGCTACTGGAGAAGCAGCGGCTGCAGCAGCACCCGCAGTTGCAGAAGCAGGGGCAGCAACGGGAGCGATGGGTTCATCTGCAGCAGCAGCAGGAGCTTCCGTTACGGGACTTACTGTTGCAACTGGTGGACTTATACTCATAGTTATCGCTGTGGCTGCTGTGATTGCTGTTGCAATTGGTTCTTTTGTTCTTTTGGCAAAAGAAATAATCACATTCAATATGCAACTATATGATGCAAACAAGCTTATACAAAGAACAACATATCTGAGTGAAGAAAACTCGAAAGCTTTGTTGGCAAACGCCAATGATATGAGAGCACTAGGAGTAACAACAGAGGACATGGTTGCAGCAACACAGGCTTTGGTAACTGGCTTCAAAGATTTTACTAAACAGACCCCAGAAAACCAAAAAGCTTTAGTTGAGTTTACCGCAGTTATGAACCGTCTTGGTATGTCTGCAGAGGCTACAGCAAATAGCCTTGTCATGATGACTAAAGCCATGGGATTTAATGTTCCTCAAGCTACAGAACAAATAAGAGAACTTGAACTTTTGGCAAGAGACTTGCAGATTCCATTTTCCGAATTAGGTCAATCACTTAATGATAATCTTGGATTTATATCAAAGTTTGGTAGAGAAGGCACCGAAGTATTTAAAGACTTGGCTATCGCCTCAAAGAATAGCCAAATAGAAATTGGAAGACTCGTTGCAATAGCTAGACAATTTGATACTTTTGAGGGCGCAGCCTCTACTGCTGGAAAACTAAACGCTGCTTTGGGTGGTAACTTCCTTAATGCAATGGAAATGATAACAACAACAGATCCCGTAGAACGACTCAAGATGATTCAGCAAGCAATTTTGTCAACCGGGCTGTCTTTTGATGAAATGGAATATTACCAACAAGAAATGCTTGCAGCGTCTTCTGGGCTACAAGATGTATCTGAATTGGCATTGGTCATGAGTGGCAATTTTGATTTAGCTGCAGATAGTGTTAAAAAAACTTCAGACGAATATGTCACTGCAGAGAAAAGAGCACAAGAGTTACAAGGCTTTATGGAAAAACTTGAAAATACGTTTTATAGTTTATTGCCTTCATTAAAAGAATCATACCATGTATTTGATGAAATTGCTGAGCAACTCTCAAACGCCCTAAAAGATCCAAAAACACAAGAGGGTATTAAAGAATTTGCAAATAATTTATTTGAACTGGCACCACTTGCTTTAGAAATATCAAAATCTTTTGGTTTGATGCTAAAAGGAATAATTATTTTTGCAAAGCTTGGTTATTATCTTCTTGCTCCTTTTATTGCAACTTTAGAAAAAATAATGGGTATTTTCAATTCTATCGCTGGCGGAAACTATGCAGAAGCGGCTGTCTATTCAATTCAGCTATCCAGCCAGATGATGCCCGTTGTAGGAGGTCTAGCATCTGGAATGCAAGGAGCGTTTGCTAACGAATTTGATCTTGAATACGCTCCAGCGCGTACCTCGGGTGAAGAAGCAGGTTACAATATTATGCAAGCTATGGGAGTTGGAAATAACGCACAGGTTAATGCCGCTGCTGCCAATGCTGCAGCGGCAGCCGCTGCTCAAAATGGCGCTAACTCAAACGCCGATGTTGTTGCAGCGATCGACCGCAGCACCCGCGCCATAGAGGCACAAAGAACGTCTTTCAATATAAAAGCCACTAATGACACCACCGTCAACGTAGAAAAACAATTACGGCAGGACGGGTAATTGAATTGAGAATAAGGAAAAACAATGACATTTGACGTTAGAAAATATAAAGACGATGGACAATTTTTAATTGATGGCTCCGATGCATTAGCAAATAACGGTCAAGTAATATCAGTTAGAAATGAAAGAAATGGAGCGTCTGTATTCTTCAAAGCTTTTATCACAGCATTTAACGATACTTTTAGCCCTAACTACACACCTACCGAAGTATTTGGTAGAACTGATCCAATATATCAATACAAAAACACAACAAGATCAATAACTCTTGCTTGGAAGATTCCTGCTGCATCTGAAAGCGAAGCGTTTGAAAACCTTGATAAAGTTCAAAGTTTTTTACAAATGCTATATCCATCTTATACTGATGCCAACGATGCCCTAACTCTTTCAGAAACTCCGCTTGTTAGAATAAAAGTTATGAACTTAATGCAAAAATCAACTTCAAATAGAAAAACTGGGAATCTTGGTACAGGCACTGATTCTTTTAATGAATATATAACAACCAACAACTCTAGTAATGGTCTTTTGGGAGTAATAACAAGCTGTACTGTTAACTACAACTTGGAAGGCACTGATGGTGTTTTTGAAAAAGGATTAAATCCAGACGGTGTGGGCGGAGTTAGAACCACAATTCTTCCAAAATTAATCGATGTTAATCTTAGTTTTAGCCCTCTTCACGAAAAAACTTTGGGATATGGAACAGGAACTAGCATAGGCGGTTTCCCATATGGTTTAACAAATAAAAGAAGTGAGAATTTTTTGGATGATGTTGCCGTTGGATTCGCTGAACAAAGACCCGGTGGACGCTTGGGTGGTCCTCCCGAACTTTCAGAACTAAAAATACCTCCCAGTGAAAGACCTCGCGGGAAGTCTCTTGAAGAACTGAGAGAAATCAAAAAAACTCTTGAAGAAAAACGCCGCACTGCCTCCGCAGCACAGCAAAAATCAGACAAAGCGCGAGCTGCTGCTAGAAGAGCAATGAGAAGAATGGCAAAAGGAAAAAAGGTAAACGAAAAACAAATAGATAGAGTAGCCGAAAGCCTTGAAGCTAGTTTTGAGGCTATTGGAGATGCTACCGATTTGGCGGAATATGAAGTTGAATACGAGGATTTACTAGGATAACACAATGGCTGGGAAAAGAAATAGAACAACACCAACTATCGTCAATGAAATCGAACACTACAAAGAGTTGTTTGAGCGCAGAGGTGTAAAGAAAATAACCCACCTTGCAACGCCAATATTCAGACACCCAACAATCAGTGAAAGAGCGGATATAAATACTGCTGGTCATATATGGGCATATGGTGATAGATTTTATAAACTCGCTCATCAATACTACGGCGATGCAAGATATTGGTGGGTTATTGCTTGGTGGAATGGGCACCCTACAGAAGTGTCTATCAATACCGGAGATTTTCTAGATATTCCTCTTGATTTAAACGCGGCTTTGGATGTCTTGGAGTCTTCAGATGTCGAATAAAGTATTTACTGTTGGCGAAAGCAGTACAGATAGAACTGCTGCCATGAAAGCGTTTAAAGAAGAGTTCAGAAAACGACACGAAGCTGCAAATTGGGAAAGTCTTGTAGATGGATTAGATTTAAAAGTATCGGGATATGAGACAAAGCCCAGCTTTGATGATTTTTGGGACCTCTACGAGGAATCTGGTGGTGTTATATCTCCATTTGCTAAACAAAGATCTTATCTAATTCTTGCCGATAGTGCCTTGTCTCTTAAAGACTTAAATGAACAAATAAATAAAATCATCAACAATCCAAGTATTGGTTCTGGCTATGAAGAAATTAAGAATTTAATGTTTCAAGCAAGGGCTGAAATAGCTGCCAATGATGGCATGGGGGAGCCAACAACTCCTTTGGAGCTTAAAGTTGTCTCGTTATTTGAACAAGCAGAATCAAAAAATCCTACTTTTAGCACCAAGCTTGTCAAAGAAATTTTTGATATTTATATCACTAGAAGGAACTTTCTTTTAAATTACTCAGACGGTCAATATAACACAGAATATGTAATGGCAGTAAAAAGTCTGGGTTCCCCAAAGCCTTCATCAAGTCTCACTGATACAGAGCGGATAGCATTTGCTGCCGAGGGGCGTTCAACAGGATACGGTACTGCTGCTAAAGCTGCCGCAGGAGATGCAGCAGCAGTTAAGAAGATGTCAGAAGCTGCTCGTGCCGATGCAGAGAAAAATCAGCAACAGGCAGATGCTTCAGAGGTGCAGCGACTTTCAGAAGATGTTGTATTTTTTGAGCAGTGTTACATAACTTCAATATTAAAAGATTTGGTAGATAAAAGACTTGAACCAGACGAAGCCTTACCTTTGCCATATATCGAAAAATCTGGTAACAGACCAATTTGTTCTAAAGGCTCTGGTTTTGGTTATATTAATTCACTTGCAGTTAGTAAAAACCAAAAGGCTTTATTTGGCTTACGAGAAAAAGATCTTTCAGCAATAGTTCCGGGTATAAAATTATATAAAGTAATACCAACTGATAAAGGCTTAGATCAGCAGATACCAATAAATTTTGACACTAATGTGGCAAATGATTTAAATTCTTTTATTTCAAGAAGAGGAGACCAACAAGGCGGTCGTGGGCTTGGTGTTGGTATGAAAAGTTTTGATTTTGTATATGATGGAATCAGTCCTTTCGGAGCTAAAAGATCAATTTCAGCGAAGCTGGTTTTATATGCCACTTCTTTCTCCGATTTACTGCGAGAAAGAGATGATGGAAACGGAAATAAATTTAGATATATTGATTTGGCATTAAAAACAGGGACAATAAATCCTGCTAAAGTTACGACAGAAGAAGAAAGAAAAAATGCTGACCTTATAAATTTTAGAATTAAAGTTGTAACTGGCTGGGGTGCTGGAGCTTCAAAAGAAACAATCAGAACTTTAGGTGAAACGGTAAAAGACGCACTTTATGATTCTTCAATTAGTATGTATTTAAACGCTGTGAATCATACATTCGATTTTGATGATACTGGTGCAGTGACTTTTTCGATTGATTACCAAGCCTACATGGAAAATTATTTTGGAACTCAAGAATACGATATTTTTGGTTCTATGGGAATTGAAAAACAAATAAGAATGTTGTTTTTAGATCACTTCTCACAACTAGGGTGTACTCTACAGACAAATCCACAATTTAAGGCTTTTACGGCAGCAGATGAGCAATTTGTTCTTCAATCTAGAAGAGAATCTTTGGCTTCAATTCACAAAAACCTAACAGAAAAAGGCAAAACTAAAGTTGTTACAATACCTCCTAGTGAGCTAATAAAGTGGTACAAAAATCCCACAGGATACAACTTGTATGAAGATGGACCTCCACCTCCCCCTGCTCCTCCGGTAACACCTTCGGAAGGCTCAGCCCCCGCAGCCTCAGGATCTCCTACTCCTGCTCCTGAAACAAATGGATCAAATCCTGCAACGCCAGATGCGCCTCCTATAGGTAGCGATTCAATTTTTACATATTATTATCTTGGAGACATACTAGAAATAATAATGGATAACATTAGCGAAAGTTTAGAAAACAAGACTTTTGATACATCTGAATATGTTAAATTTATTAAAGAGCAGGGTGGAGACGGCAAATTAGATTCTGTAATAGAAAGTGTAAGAGAAACCTTTAATAAATCAAAAAATACTATCATTACTAGAAAACTTCAGTTTGAAAAAGCTAGAATTTTGCTTGGTCCTTTAAATTTAATTTTAAATAATACTGCTGCACAGCCAATCAATTGCTCGCTTGGGGATATCCCAATAAGTCTTAACTATTTTTTATCATTTCTAGATTCAAAAATAAACACAAGAAACTTATCAAATTATCCGTTTTCAAAGTTTGTACATGAATTAATAATGGAACTTTTGTTGACATTTTTGAACTCCTCTAAGTGCCCAAGCTCAACAAAGTATAAAAAAGTCAAGTTAAATAATACAGTGGTAACTGCTTACAATGTTTTACCACCAGTAAGCGGTTCAAAAGATGATTTAACAACTCTTATTATAAATAAAGGTATGGAAAAAAACTATTTTGATCATAAAAAAGCAGATCCTGCGGATTCATATCCAATATTGGCAATTTCTGGTCCAAAAAACGATCCGAGAAACCAACTAGATATTGAACATATGATAAATTACAATATATTTTATGCTGGGTCAGCCTCACCCGAACAAGATTACACTGGAATTAGGTCTGTGGATGAAGATAGATCTGTGTTCCATTACACTTTAGGAGAGGATAAAGGGATTGTCAAAAACATTGTTCTTTCTAGAACAGATGCACCGTACTTAAAAACAACAAGGTTTGAGCAAGAAGGCTATGATGGTTTAACACAGTTGAGAGAAGTTTACAATGCAAGTATAGATACTTTTTTCAATCCTCAGACTTTTCCCGGTACTATGATTTATATTGAACCAAAGGGCTTTGATCCAACAGTCGCTGCAGATGAAGATTTAACAAAGTATGGCATTGGCGGCTATCTAATGGTTATAAAAAGCACTAATTCAATCAAGCCCGGTGATGGCAATACACAAATTATTGCTCAATGGGTGGCTAGTGCAGATGGATCATACGAGAAAAACAAAATAAAAACAAAGCGTAAAGATGTGGGCGCCGAGGCTGTCAATAAATGCACAGTTTTCTCTGCTGGTATCAGTCCATCAACTGCAGCCGGTGGTACAACCGCAGCACCGGCTGCTACAACTGCTGCAACAACAGGTGACCCTTCCACAGCATCAGAGGCGGAATAAAATATGTCTTTTTTCTATAAAGAATCAAATAATGAAAGCACAAGAAATTTGTATGATAAAACTGTAATTTATAAAGATACTCTTTTTGATATATCTCAAAATTACTCTTGCTTAGTTAACTTCAACTTTGCTGAAAAATTAATGTATGGAAAAGTAAATAGAAATTTTGTATCTATGCAAGCAAGAGATTCCTTAACTGTATTTAAAAGAATTGCAAACACAGATGGCGCTAGTTCTAACTTAAGAGTCATGGGATTTGTACACGATGCTTTTTTTGATTTAAGTAGGCAGTTTAAAAAAGCAACACAAATACGAAGTATTAGGCTTAATGATCCATATCTGACAAACTTAAAGGCATTTGATGCTTACCAGACACATGATACAGCCTATTCTCAATATGTTGCGCAACTTATTCAGGGCATGACGACTTTTAGAAATCAAAGAAATTTTGAAATTTACGACTTTGAAACATTTATTAATTTTGTAGAAAGTTTCTGTAATAATTCTTTATCACATTATCCTTTGACAAAAACAGGATTTATGAAAAGTAAATTTAATCCTATGTTGACAAATGGTATCACAATTGAGATAGCAGATTTATCTTACGAGAACGATCAACAAAAAATAGACGCATTTATAAACTCTCCAAACTTTGAGTATTATCTAAATGCTTGTAATTCTTTTGGTTTTATGGTAGATATGTTGGCTCCTTGGAGAATAGTTGCTGACTTAGACTCAGAGGCAATGCAAGCCTATGCAGCAACCTATGGTTATAACTCAACTGATGAAATCATTACTTTTGCTTACACACGAACTGAATATAACTACTATCAAACTTTCAAGCAACAATTATTAGCATTATATAATTCCTTATCTTATTCAACAATGAGTTATGATGAGTGTTCTGGAGGTGCTAAAATTACTAATCCTAAAAATTATACAATAGATCAAATTAATAATTTATATAATGAAAGTTATTTTATTAAATTATATTGTAAATTAAGATTTTTAGAAGAAGAAACAAAACACCTTCAAGCCACTCAAGATCAGATTATAACCGATGTGGTAAATTTGTCAAGTGCTAAAAATATACGAGAAGCACTAAGGCAGTTTGAGATTTTTATCTCTCAACCATTTGACTACCGAGGATCCTTGAGTTATGTTGTTAAGGCACAAAGACTACGAGAGGACACATGATTTTCCAGACACTTGACGACAAGTCAGAATGTGTCGGTGTTTATGTTGACGGAAAACTTCATTTCGACAGCATCCCTAGCGGACTGACCAAGACTTGGAAGTACACTGGCTCTGTTCAGGACGACAGAATTGAATATGCTTGGCTTTATACTGGAGGTAATAACCTCCAAAGTGCCTGCCCTGAGTATTTAAAGGGAGAGTTGACAGAAATACAGAAGACTTTCAAGGCATACCTGAAATCATTTCAGATTGCTAAAATCAATCTGCATGATAACTGCTTCTTTGATCTCGTCCCATCAGATTTCTTGATGGAGTTCTGCGAGATTCGTAACAAGATTACCCAACACGTCTTCGACACTTATGAGAAACCAGCGAACTACGATCATCTTGATCGTATCTACAAATTGCTTCACAAGATCCGCTATCAGCGTCTCAAGATCAACGCCGATGGCTGCCGCCATCTAATGACTACGACAAGCGACCGAGAAGACATCAAAATGCTCATAAATCGTAAGTCACCCTACGTTGACTATAACCTTTTTGGAACGGTTACAGGGCGTCTGACGACCAATAGAACAAGCAATCCAATCCTTACCTTGAAGTCCAAGTTCCGAGAACTAATCAAGCCAACAAACGACTGGTTTGTCTCTCTTGACTACAATGGAGCGGAGATCCGAACATTCTTGGCTCTGTCTGGACACCAGCAGCCACAGGAAGACATTCACCACTGGAACATGCGGCATCTTTATGCTAGCACACCTGTCGATCGTGACGAAGCCAAGGTAATGTTCTTCTCGGCGTTCTACAACAACAACGACATGTCTCTCAATGGTTCCGTCTACAACCGAGACAAGGTTCTGAACGAGAGTTACAAGGATAATAAGGTTACTACTCCATTTGGGAGGGAGATTGAGGTGGATGAGAGACGAGCGTTCAACTATCTCATTCAGAGCACGACAGCAGATCTCACACTTGACCGCGCTGTTGAGTTGGATAAGGCTTTGAGAGGCACAAAGTCACACGTTGCGTTCATTGTTCACGACGAAATCGTTCTGGATCTACACGACGAAGACAAACACCTTGTTCCGCAACTAAAAGAAATCTTCCAGAACAACAAACTTGGTAGTTTTATGGCAAATGTGAAGGCTGGAAAGAACTATGGGAAACTTAAGGAATTGAAATTATGATTTCGCTGATAGGCATAGGCGAAGCAGGCTGTAATGTGGTCTCTCTGTTTGAGGATCATAAAGAATATAATTGTTTTTTGTTCTCGGAAGGTCAGGAGAACACAAAGTACACCAGAAAGCTACCAAGAGTAGCAAAAGCAGAGGATTGTGAGGAAGAGGCACCTACACTATCCTCTTATAAGACGAAAGAAGCGATACAAGACAGGGTTCAAGTGTTTCTTTGCGGGTCATCATTCTCAGCAAACTACACACTTGCTATTCTACAGCAGATAAGAGACAAGAAGATAGACATTTTCTACATTAGACCGGACGTAGACCTACTGATTGGAGAGTTACGGCTGCAAGAGAGAGCAATTTTCGGCATTCTACAGGAGTATGCCCGCTCTGGATTGTTTAATAGTTTCACTATCTTCTCCAATCCAGCAATTGAGAAGACAATAGGCGAGATCCCAATAAAAAAATACTTTGAGGCTATTAACAAGAGCATTTATTACGCTGTTCACTACCTCAATGTGTTTGATCACACAACCCCGATCGTAGGCAACTTGACGAAGCCTTCAGAAGTGCAGAGAATCCGCTCTGTAGGCATGGTTTCGATAGACAAATTAAGTGAAAATTGGTATTACAAATTAGAGGAAGATCGCGACGTAGCGTACTATTTATGTATAGCCAGTAGCCGCTTGGAAACGGATGGAAAACTCCATTCCCGAGTGGTCGAGAGCCTAAAAAACAAACCCCGAAACGCATTCAAAAATGTGACTTATGGAATCTACGAGTCACCCTACGAAAGCGACTTCGGATTCTGCGTGGCTCACACAAACTTCATTCAAGGACAAAAAACCACTTGACAGCACAGGCTGATCACGTTACTTTATAACTTGAGCAAGGGGAAGCTCTCAGACATACCCCAAGAAAATACGCTTGACAGGACTTGGAGAGCGTGTTACATTCAGATGGTGAGGAACGCTCATCATACTATAGCCCAACACAAGGAGATTATTATGGGAATTAACATGGAACTAATGCGGAAGAAGCTAGCCGCACTTCGTGGAGAAGGAACTAGCGACAAGACCTCTGTCTGGTTCAAGCCAGACGAGGGTGACACGGACATCCGAATTGTCCCAACTGCGGATGGAGATCCGCTAAAGGAAGTCTTCTTCCACTACAACATTGAAGGACACCGCGCTGGTGTTATGTGTCCAAAGCGCAACTTCGGTGAGGCTTGTCCAATCTGTGAGTTTGCTTCAACACTCTGGCGTGATGGAACCGAGAATAACGACGAGGAGACCAAGAAGCTTGCAAAGTCTCTCTTTGTTCGCACTCGCTACTTCTCGCCCGTGATTGTTCGCGGTCTTGAGTCCGAGGGTGTAAAGGTCTATGGCTACGGCAAGACCGCTTACGAACTACTTCTCGGCTACATTCTTGACCCAGAATACGGCGACATTACTGATGTTAGTGAGGGCACCGACATTACAATCACTTACACCAAGCCAACACGTCCCGGTGCTTATCCACAGACCAACATGAAGATGCGCCGCAACACCAGCGGACTTCTTGATGACGCAGATGCAATCCCCGGTCTGCTACAGAACATGCCTGACATTGACGGACTTTTCACCCGTCACAGCACAGCAGAAGTTGAGACGATTCTCAACAACATGATGTCAAGTGATGGCTCTGCTGAGTCCCGCTCACGAGAGACCACCCAGTACAACAACAACCAGAAGTCAAGCGTCGATAAGGCTTTTGACGAACTAATGGCTGGCTAAAAGGAGGATAGTATGTCAAAAACAAAGCTAACTCTAGCTAAGCTAGACGCTTTAAAGAAGCGTTACAGCAGCGTAAATTTTGATAATTTAGAAATCGAATTTAGTACAAATGCGTTTTCTTCTTTTGTTCAAAATGATATAAACACTTTTTTAAGTGAAGAAAATCTTCAAGAAGCAGTAGAGTCTGGTGCAACAAATGCTGGTCCATTTACTCCAAGAATGATTGGATACTACTTTGGAATATCAGAAAACTCTGTACGTTACAAAATTGATGGTATACAAAAAGTTGAACTTGAAGGAGGAAAGCAGGGCTTTTTTATCAACGAAAGTCATAGAACTTTTGCTGATGTCGGAGTCACAAATCAGGATATTGGAGCTTTTTGGAATAAAAATTCCAGCCGCTTCAAAACGAAATCCAAAATGCCGTCTAAAGGTTCACCAAATGATGTTGGAAGACGCTTTGTGCGCCGCCAAACCCTTGAGAATTGGATTAAAGCTAACGAGCCCAATTATAGAGATCTTAAAATGTCTGATTTTGTAAAAGGAATGACATTTTATAACAGAGAAAGCGGAAAAGATATTCCTACTTTTTGTTGCTTTGACTTACATTCAATAAAGCAACGAAAGCTATTTGCAGTCTGATTTTGGTCAATCGCCCCCACCCCTAAAAAGGTGGGGGTTTTTGCTTGTTCTTTTGGTTGTTCTGTGTTATAATTACTGCTGGGCTTTGTCCCAAAATTAAAGAAAATAAAGAAAAGAAAATTAAATAAAAGGAGAACAATATGGCTAAAACAAAGGCTGGTCGTGTTTCTATGGACGACCTCCGTGCGATGATAAATAAAAAAGCAGGTCGTGATGTCGCACACGATCTAAGAGAAGATAACCCAACAGAAGTCAAAGAATGGATCCCCACAGGTTCACGCTGGCTTGATTCAATTATCTGTAAGGGTAAGTTGGGAGGAATCCCAGTTGGTAAGGTAACAGAACTTGCTGGACTTGAGGCAACAGGAAAGTCATTCCTTGCCGCACAGGTAGCAGCGAACGCACAGAAGATGGGAATCGGTGTCGTTTACTTTGATTCCGAGTCTGCAATTGACCCCACATTCTTGGAGAAAGCAGGCTGCGATCTGAGTTCCCTAATGTACATTCAGACACCTTCTGTAGAGTTTGTGCTTGAGACAATTGAAGACATTCTTGCGGCAGCCAGCGACAAGATGCTCTTCATTTGGGACTCTCTCGCATTCACGCCTTCTATCTCAGATGTAGAAGGAGACTTCAATCCGCAGTCTTCAGTTGCCACCAAGGCACGCATTCTTGCGAAGGGAATGTCTAAGTTGATTGTCCCGCTTGCTGATAAGCAGGCAACATTCCTTGTCCTCAATCAGTTGAAGACCAACATTCCACAGGGACCAATGGCTCGTCAGATTGCCATGACGACCCCCTACATTACTCCCGGTGGTAAGGCAATGCACTACTCCTACTCTCTACGCATCTGGCTCACAGGTCGCAAGAGTAAGAAAGCATTCGTTGACGACGAAAACGGATTCCGCATTGGGTCGGAGGTCAAGGTAAAACTTGAAAAGTCGCGCTTTGGAACACAGGGCAGAACTTGTGCCTTCCGCATTCTATGGGGAACCGACAAGATTGGTGTTCAGGATGAAGAGAGTTGGTTTGATGCTCTCAAAGGCTTTATGCAGGTTGCTGGCTCTTGGTACACCTTTGAGCACAAAGGTTACACCAAGAAGTTCCAGCCAAGCAAATGGGCTGAGATCCTAGAAAACGATCCTGAGTTCAAACAGCACGTTATGGACTTCATGGATGAAGTAGTTGTCCAGAAGTTTGATAAGCGCGAAGGCGAGGCATCTGATTTCTACGAAGTAGACAAAGCCTCTTGACAGCGAGCCTCCACCCTGTTAGATTATGGGGTGGAGGTAAACTATGAAGCGTGTGCTAGTTATTGACGCCCTCAACATGTTCTTGAGGGCGTTTATCGTTGATCCGAGTCTGTCTAATCACGGACAGCCGATTGGCGGAATCAAGGGATCTATGAAGATCCTACAGAAGTTGGTCCGAATGACCAAACCAAATGAGATTGTGATCTGCTGGGACGGACCAAATGGTTCTCAAAAGCGCAAGTCTCTTGACTCTGGCTATAAGGAAGGGCGAAAGCCTCTGCGTCTCAATCGCGCCGTTCACAATCTAACTGAGAACGAAGAACTACAGAACAAGTTGTGGCAGCAGATGCGAACGATTGAGTATTTCAATCAAATGCCGATCATTCAACTTGTTCTTGAAAGAGTGGAAGCAGACGACATTATCTCTTATGTGTGTGGCTCTCCGCATTACAAGGGTTGGCAGAAGGTAATCGTCTCCAACGACAAGGACTTTCTTCAATTGTGCAACGAAGAGACAGTAGTCTATCGCCCAACCACAGATAAGATTGAGACCAAGAAGACCGTTATTGAGTCTCTCGGCATTCACCCCACAAACATGGCTCTTGCTCGCGCTATGGTTGGCGACGCAAGCGATAACCTTCCGGGCGTCAGCCGTGTGGGTTTCAAGACGATTGCAGGTAAGTTGCCTTTTATGAGCGAAGAGCGAAGCGTGACGATTGACGAACTGCTCGATTACTGCGAGAACACAGACTCAAAACTCAAAGTCTATAAGAACATCCGAGAGTCAAAAAAAGTTATTGAGCACAACTACAAAATGATGCAGTTGTACTCTCCGCTTATCTCCGTTCAGGGCACACAGATTATCGATCACGCCCTTGAGAACTTTGAGTGTGACTTCAACAAGACCGAACTGCTGAAACTAATGATGGAAGACGGCTTTGGAGAACTAAACTGGGAAGAATTGAAGACATTTCTAAACCGAATTTCTAGGGAGTGTAACGATAAGTAGCACTATTTACTACCGAGGTGTGGTAAATGGAAGACCTTTATGAAATAGACGAAGACGCTCTTGAAGAGATTGCGTTAGATGAGAAAAGAAAAAAGAAGAAAAAGAAGAAGAAAGCAAAGCGTGACGCTTGCTACCACAAGGTTCGCGCTCGCTATGACGTGTGGCCTAGTGCTTATGCCTCTGGTGCTCTCGTCAAGTGCCGCAAAGTTGGTGCTAAAAACTGGGGCAATAAGTCTAAGAAGAACGAAGGTCTAGAACTAGACGACCATTTACTACAAATTATCGCAGAAGAGCACGCTGCTGTTCTAAGAGAGTTCAAAGAGCGCATTCCCGGCGGTCTTACTTCTGGAATGGAAGGCTCTATGGAGTCAATCCACCAGCAACTTGCCGATAGACACGGCGTTTCACTAGAACAGATCGAAGCCGAGATTGATAGAGGAATTGAGGTAGAACTAGAACACACAACAGACGAAGAGATAGCACACGAGATTGCTATAGATCATGTCTACGAAGATCCAGCCTACTACTCTAAACTCGGAACGATCGAGGAAGCAAAAAAAAAGAAAGCAGGTAGCGAATCAAGCAAAGAGTCCAATCTAAGAGACTGGTTCAAGCGCAAGGGCGCTCCCGGTAAGAAAGGCGGCTGGGTTGATTGCAACACTTGTCGTAAAGGAAAGTGCAAGCCTTGCGGTCGATCTGGAAAAGAAAAGCGCTCTAAGTATCCTTCTTGTCGCCCAACACCTTCAGCCTGCAAAGAGCGAGGTCGCGGCAAGTCTTGGGGCAAGAAGTCAAAAGCAGGAAAGAAATAATGAACATCCAACACACAATAAAGGAAGAACTAAGGCTCTTTCTTGAGGGCAAGGCAGAAGACCTTGTTGCAAAATTCCCAGAACTACAGCCCGCTTATGATGCTGGAATCAAGAACCCACAATACCTTCAGTGGATTCAGAAGCGTAGAGGTGATGAGCCAGTCGAGGACATTATTGGCGTCGTACAATCTTTTGACGCCGCAAAGCAGCGCCTGAAGGCAAAGAAGATGTCACCAGACATTTATGCCTACAAGACACCCGCCGTTCTTCGTCAGGCTTTAGAAGACCTTGGTGGCTCTAAGGGCGAAGAGCGCCGCCGTTTGAAAGACGAAGAAACAACTTATATTGGTGAGTTTGGTGACTGGGTTGTGGCTATGCCTCACACACGCGAAAGTTCGTGTCAGCTTGGTAAGGGCACCACTTGGTGTACCGCTGCAACACAATCACAAAACCTTTTCTTGTCTTATGTTGCTAGAAAAAGAAACAACATTGTCCTCTACTATGTTATCAAAAAAGGTGCAGATCCAAGACAAGATCCAACTTCAAAACTTTCAGTTGGCTTCGCTGGAGGAGAGCCCGTTTTCAGAGGAGACTACGGAGGAGTAACTGTAGACGCAGCCAATAATGGAATAGACTATGAAAAATACAAAGAGATCTTGGGAGATCAAGCATTACCTGCGCTTAGGGCTATGGAGGCACACGCAGACTCTATTGCAGGTAGACACCCAGCAAAGAAGCAAATAGAGAAGATTGCTAAAGATCCTGATGCTTTTGATAAAGCGATAGCAAATATGGGAGAAGGCGAGAAGCTTGACTTTATTGCAAATGTTGCCGAATACGAGCTAAGTCCAGAAGTTGCAAGAAAGATTGCTAGTGACGAGAATCACAAAATCAGAGCCCTAGTCGCCAAAAATTCCTCTACTCCACCAGAGGTGTTGCAGAAACTTGCTAGCGATGAAGAAACTTACATTAGAGTGTGGGTTGCTGGTAACTCCTCAACGCCGATGAAGACCATAATAAAACTTGCCGATGATGAGAAGGCTCGCGTCAGATCCGGGGTCGCTGGAAATGAAAATATACCACCTGAGTTGCTAGTAAAACTAGCTAATGATAAAGATTCTTATGTTAGACAAAGTGTTGCCGATAGAGATCACACGCCACCTGAAATACTAAGGAAACTTTCAGAAGATAAGCATATGGTTGTTAGAGGTTCGGTTGCCGCAAATCTCAACACACCGGTAGATGTCTTGGTAAAGCTTGCTGACGATACAGAGACTTACGTCATAAATGATCTTGTAGGTAATCCCAACTTACCACGAGAAATATTGTTCAAACTTGCAGATAGCGACGATAAATACAATAGACTCGGAGTTGCAACCAATGAGTCCACGCCGCCCGAATTGTTGTCTAAACTTGCAAATGATGAAGAATCATCCGTTAAAGAACAGGTTGCTAAAAACCCCCGTACACCGATAGAGGCTCTACTAAGGCTCGCCAACGATAAAGATTTTTATGTTCATAGCAAAGCCAAAAGGCACCCAACTTATCTTGCACATATGAAAGAGCAGGGAATGAATGAGTCTCTGTTTGATTCAAGAACTACTTATAGCGAGGGAAATACTATGAAACTTACCAGAACAGAACTACTAAGACTTGTCGAAGAGGTAGTTGAAGAATCACACACCAAAGCTGACGAAGAAAAACTAAAGAAGATTTCCAAGCAGTTGAAGAAATCTGTCAAGATGCATGGCGATCAATCTGATGCTATTGACGATATCATTGATCGTTCTGATGATGAAGAGTTAGAAGAAAGTTTTGATAATTATCCCGGCGCTCGCGTTGGCAGCGGAGGTCGTTCTGGGCATATTCATCCTGCTTCACATAGTAAGCCCGTAGAACCACGAAAACATCCTAAATGCCCTAGTGATTGGGAAGGTTGTATGAATAAAAATCTTTGGTGTCACGCAAAAACAGGCGAATATGTTGGTAATGCAAAAACAAATCTAGATTATACCGGCAGACCTATGGGTTCACATATGACTAGTTTCTGGGGTGACAATACTCCTTGCTACAAACTTATGCCAAAAAACGAGGCTTATCTTGAGCAGATTATCAGAGAAGAATACCAAGCTGTCCTCGCAGAAAAGAAAAAGAAGAAGTCTGAAAAAGATAAGATGAAATGTAACTCTCCTCGCCGCATCCGTAAAGGCGAAGCAGGTCACGGCAAAAAGAAATTTGTTGTCAAGGCTTGTGATGGCGGAACAGAGAAGATAATCCGTTATGGTGATGCCGGTCTAAAGATCAAGCGCAAGCAAAAGGGTCGTAGAAAGAATTTTCGCGCCCGCCACAACTGTGACAATCCCGGCTCCAAGTTGAAAGCACGCTACTGGTCCTGCAAGAACTGGTAGAATCAGAGTTAGGCATCGTCAAGAGCAAAAATAAAGTCTAACTCGCCTTGACTTTTTATCTGCGTGCGTTATATTTAGTAGTGCGAGACCTAGGAGCATTATGCTTGCACAGAAAGCCGACTTTGGAAGGTACGGAAAGTCCTTCCAAGAGGGGCTCGTTCAACTCATTTTTGAGGATCGACCCTTCGCAGATCAGATCACTGAGGTTCTAGACGTTGAGTTTCTAGAGCTTGAGTACCTTCGCACGTTTGTTGCGAAGATCGTAGAATACAGGACAAAGTACGGAAAGCATCCATCCACAAATGCGATGATTTCGGTGCTACGAACAGAACTTGACCGCGAATCAGAAGTAACACAGCAGCAGGTTCGTGATTATTATGCGAGAATCCACACTAACGAGATCTCCGACGATGTAGATTACATTAAAGAGACTTCACTTGACTTCTGCCGAAAGCAGAAACTCAAGGAAGCAATGATGAAGTCTGTTGGACTTCTACAGACCTGCTCTTTTGATGAGATCTCAAAGGTAATCAACGATGCGCTCAAGTTGGGTTCAGAGAACAACTTTGGTCACGACTTTATTGCGGACTTTGAAGAGCGCTACAAGCCAAAGTTCCGTTTACCAGTAACAACAGGATGGAACGAAATTGATAGAATTACAAGTGGCGGATTGGGTAGGAACGAATTGGGGGTGGTTATTGCTCCTACTGGCGCTGGGAAGTCAATGGCTTTGGTTCATTTGGGTTCTCAGGCAATCAAGGAAGGAAAGACAGTAGTCCACTACACCCTTGAGTTGCAGGACACAGTTGTTGCTTGTCGCTACGACTCCTGCATCACAAAGTATCCTCTATCTGATCTAGCCAACTTCAAGGACGAGATCTTTGAAGAGATCAAGGATCTTGACGGAACACTAATCGTCAAGGAATACCCAACCAAGTCAGCCTCAACGAACACCATCAAGGCACACCTTGCCCGTCTAGTAAAGAGGGGCATAGAGCCCGGTATGATTATCGTAGACTACGCAGATTTGCTACGTCCTGTCGTAGTCCGAAAAGAAAAACGGACGGAACTGGAGTCAATCTACGAGGAATTACGAGGACTTTCCAACGAGTTCAACTGCCCCATTTGGACTGCTTCTCAGACCAACCGCTCTGGACTCAACGCAGAGGTTGTGACTATGGAGCAGATCTCCGAGGCATTCAACAAGTGCTTCGTTGCTGACTTCATCTGCACTCTTTCACGAACGATCGAGGACAAGCAGAATAATAAGGCGAAGATGTTTATCGCCAAAAATCGTAACGGACCTGACGGTCTTGTCTACGATCTCTTCATGGACACTTCAAATGTGTGCATCAAGATGTTGCCCAAGCCAGTTGTTCCTTCTGGCGCAGGACCACAAATAGCCAGTAGCCCCGTTGTTACTAGCGCCAAGGAGCAAAAAGAGATTCTAAAGAACAAATACGACAAGTTCAGAAAAATAAGGAGTAACAGTAAATGAGAACACACATTCGTAGATTTAAACTATCAGACACATTCATAGAGCAGTACAAGGAACAGGAAGTTCCTTGGGGACCGCTTGGCTATGTAACATTCAAACGCACCTATGCCCGCCGTTTGAACGAGTTTGACGAGAACGCAAGCGGAACTGAAGAATGGTACCAGACCTGCCGTCGCGTTATTGAGGGCATGTTTGAGATGCAGAAACAGCACGTCTATCGTCTCGGTCTTGAATGGAACGACAACAAAGCACAGAAGACAGCAAAGGACGCCTACGATCGTCTATTCAATCTAAAGTGGACACCACCCGGTCGTGGTCTTTGGATGATGGGAACCAAGTTCGTAAACGAACGTACCGCTGCTGGTCTATTCAATTGCGCTTTCCGCTCAACCCGAGAACTCAACAGCAAGGGTGGTTATCTCTTTGCTTGGATGATGGACGCTCTTATGTTGGGTATTGGTGTTGGTTTCGACACACTTGGTGCAGGCTCACTAACAGTCCAGCAGCCAGAGTTCACAAACGAGAACTACGTCATTGACGATTCCCGCGAAGGCTGGGTCAATTCAGTCAAGATTCTTCTAAATGGCTTCCTCTTTGGCGCTAAAGTCCCCACTTTTGATTACTCCGCTATTCGTCCCTATGGTGCTCCAATCAACGGATTTGGTGGAACTTCTAGCGGTCACGGACCTCTCAAGGAACTACATGAGAGCCTAATCGAACTTTATACCCCACGCATCGGTCAGCCAATCACCTCCGTAGACATTGTAGACACAGAAAACCTAATCGGTCGCTGTGTGGTAGCGGGTAACGTTCGTCGTTCTGCTGCGTTGGCTCTTGGTAACCACGAAGACTTTGATTACCTACAGATGAAGAACGACTCTGAGAAGTTGGCTCACCATCGTTGGGGTTCAAACAACTCTTTCCACGCTATTGTTGGTCAGGACTACACTTGGCACGCAGAGCAGTCACAGAAGAACGGAGAGCCCGGCTACATTTGGCTGGACAACGCAAGAACCCGTGGTCGCTTTGCCGATCCTCCCCGTGACGACGATAAGAACGTTATGGGCTTCAACCCCTGCGTTGAGCAGCAGTTGGAAGACGCTGAGTTGTGCTGTCTTGTTGAGACCTTCCCAGCCAAGCACGAAACCTACGAGGATTACCTCGCAACACTCAAAATTGCCTACCTTTACGGCAAGACTGTTACTCTTGCAAACACCCATTGGGCTGAGACTAACGCAAAAATGTTAAAGAACCGCCGAATCGGTCTTTCTCAGTCTGGTGTTGTTCAGGCTTTCAACAAGTTTGGTCGTCGTAAGATGCTAAACTGGTGCGATGATGCTTATGAACATGTCCGTGAGTTGGATAAGCAATACTCTGATTGGCTCTGCATTCCGCAGTCTGTTAGAATGACTTCTATCAAGCCTTCAGGAACGGTTTCTCTTCTCAACGGCTCTACACCCGGAATCCACTACCCAGAGGATGAGTTCTACATTCGTCGCATTCGCTTTGCTGCCGACAGCGACATGCTACCAGCACTCAGAGAAGCAGGCTACAAGATTGAGCCAGACCACTACTCACCAAATACCATGTGTGTCGAGTTCCCTGTTCACGAAGAACATTTCATGAAAGGTAAGCGCGAGATCACAATGTGGGAACAGTTGGAGATCGCAGCGCAATACCAGCACTTCTGGGCTGATAACTCTGTGTCTATTACCGTCACCTTCAAGCCGGAAGAAGCAGCAGACATCAAGACTGCCCTTGAAATGTACGAAGGCAGACTCAAGGCTGTCTCATTCCTTCGCTACGAAGAAACCGGCTACGTTCAGGCACCTTACGAGCCTATCACCAGAGAGCAGTACGAAGAAATGTCCAAGAACATTACACCTGTTCAGCGTTTCTCAACTGACGAAGGTGGCGCAGGAACCAAGTTCTGTGATTCAGATCATTGTGAACTCTAGGAGGAAAAATGAAATTCAACCACTTGCTAAATGAAAGAGAGCGATTACAATTCTGTAAGAACAGAAACCTTGTTGTCTGTAAATGGAAGCCTGTCTCAGAAGGACAGGCAACCGCAGGCAACAATGTCTGCGTAAGTATGTTGTGCGAGGAATGTGGAG